CCAACATAGTACAAATGTGAGTTATGTCTGCTCTCTTGGCAATTTCTGCCATCTGTTCCCTCCTCTTCTCATACACATCGCGACCGTGGTTAAACCACTCGCGAAGACCTCCGTCGATATTGAAAGCTGCTGCTTGCTGTTTGGTAATCGCACTTGATTCCAATGTAGCATGCAAACTCTTGAAAATTGAATTCTCATCGAGTGCTCCCATTATCATTCCAGTGTCCTCACTGAATACATTTTTCCTTTTCAGAAAATCTGCATCAGAATCAGACATGTACGGAGTGGGTGTTGAGGTTTTGTCTGGCATCGTGAAAACCATATCACGATCACTCAGAAACTTTGCAACGGCAATGTGATTGAATTCTGGATAGTCTTCTTTCACAGAGCTTTTTGCATCGTCTCCATATGTCATTAATGCGCACACTTTTCGAAATGGAGGGACATTTCTGCCCTCGTAAATCTTATAGTATGCACACCGAAACAATAATGAGTTGACAATAGAGTTAATATACACCGTAAGGTTTTGCCCCGAAGGGTTAGACCCGTAGTGTTGAATCAAATCTCCATTGTACGCCATGAGGGGGTAACAAATGTCGGTGGCAATACCTTCCATGATGGTGACATCCCTGTCAGAATATCCGCAATGCTTCCCGATATCAATTAAGATTCGGAATGCAGCGAACATGACTTGGGCGGGCATACGCAAATCGTACTTCCCGTAATCACCAGCGAGAATTCTGTCCTTACCGTATTTGGAAATGAAATTTGCAAGCTGATCCCATTCGGGACCTTGTGCATTCACTCCTACGGCGCATTCCGAATCAAGCGGAAGCATAGACAGAGTCCTCACAATAGGTAGGTAGTAGCGGCGAACCAGCAATTGTAGTACAAGCGGAGCCCCTTGAAAAATCCGGACTTTGTCCTTCGTTATCTTGGTAGGCTCGTCTTTCATACACGCTTTGAAAATAGGATAAGCTCTCTCTCCTGCGAGATAAAGCTCCTCCAACTCCTTAGCGTGAATCCAGAAACGCTCGTCTAACTTGCATGGGTACTGGTGTGAATCGTGTATCTCGGGATCGAGTTCCTCGAGAAAATTACGCTTCGGTCCTGACAAAGGAAAACCGACGGAAGTTCCGGCCGGCATCTTGTCGATGAACCTAACACCATCTTTGCCGCAGACAGTATCCATCTCCGACAGCGGTTCAACCAATCTCTTAATGGAGGGAAAGTTGTCAATCCGAGCAATCATGTGCCTATAGTAGTCACTTACTGCTCTTATGAGAAGACTTCCTTCTACCCCACATGAGGGACGAGTCGAGTACTGCAGAGAGGCCTGCCATGGCCAACCCTTCCGAAATTTGGGCCCAGCCCACTGCTGCGGAACTCCACACACATCTTTGACATGGTCAGAAATAATGGTGGAGCGGACAGTTGAATGGTACGTTGCACGTCCAGTCACTTGTCCATAAAAACGACAATTAGTACCAGAAGGTAAGAAATTAACAGGGCTCTTTGGATGAACCGTGTCACCTTGGTAAAATTGAACGTCGTACAGCTCAGTGGGAATGGAGCCAGAACTCTTTGACAATAGCAGAGCGGGCAATTCATGCAAAGCATCATAAGCCTCATCAAACTGCTTTTTAGTCAATAGTCCGGCACAACCCTTCCGGGAATTCGTGGCACTACCACCTAAGTGGAATGCTCCAATAGTAGGACCTTTGGTCTCAGTGATAACCGGAGACATGCATAGACCATTGAAATGGTCCCAATCCAGGATGTATTCACACCCTGAAAATTGTGCGTCTCGGTGACCTGTCATGCTGACTCGGGTGGCGAAGCGTGAAACACGCTTTCCTCCGTCTTTGTCTTTATAAACAAGTCTGGCAGGAACTCGGCCATATGCCCCAAGGGGCAAGTAGTCCGAGAGATCCTTCCAATCACCTCCATTAGGTATCCATACCAACGAGAAATCTGTTCCCGGTATATGGACACTGTGCTTCTGGTACAAGTAACACTCAAAATTACCCCCAATGAATTGAGGATTATGACGAGTGAACTTCGCCTTCAGATCAGTGTGCACCCAAGAATGCTGAGGAATAAGAGCGACGTTAGAGCGAGGGAAGAATGCATCACAGTGGTGCAACTTACCTGTACTCAAGTCCTCAAACTCCATATGGCACAGATTTGCAAAAACTCTCTCCTCCAGTTGATCTGGGGTGATAGTCTTCGACTTATCGGAGCATGGCATTGAAGAGACCCATACAGAAGCCCATGGATTGAGCTCTGCGTCTCGTTTTTGGATGTCTGCTTCAGTACTTGGGGCAAGATTGCCCTGTGGCTGATTATCCATACACGAAAATATAATTTTGGAAGATTTCCATAATTTAACTAACGTGTATATTCCCATGATTAAGGCACTAGAGCCTATTAACCACTTGGCGTGGTGGTCACGGTAATAACGGAAAAAGGCAGGCATTCTGGAATTATCCCTGTGCAGTGTGTCGTAGAGTCGACGTTTGTGAAACTCGACAATTGTCCCAATGGACAAGATATTAACGATCATCACTACGCAAAGGATCCAAACGAGAAGATAGGTCTGGAAAGGAAAGGAGGTCCAGGTCCAATTCCAAGGGTTCAGCAGGTGGAGCCTACTAAAACAAAGGATGAAACCTAACCAGGATTCTTCATATCCCGACACAATTTCGCGAGTTAACCAGGTAGAAAGTGCTGTAATGAAACAGACACTCAAACTAATGGCATGCAAGATAATTGAATACCGCACGCGCTGGTTTATCTCAGCTTTATAGGTCAGGAAAATGAGATTCCGGATAATGGACGTCTCAATCCAAGCGACGGGGAGCCAGTTCGTCCACAAGAACCAAGGTGATGTCTCATACATCTCGAGCTGGTCTAAACACCACTGCGTCGTATAATTGATACACAACTTAGTAGCGTAGGACACAATGCGAGTGCGGATACCGTAATAGCACCGTGAGACAGCCCAGCCAACAGATCCCATTTCTGGTTTCATATCGGCTTTGGACTCCTCGATCCTGTGCTCGGGAGGAATAGGTTTGGCGTTATCAGGTTCGGCATACTTAAGGGACTTGAAATACGGAGGTTCATCCG